CTTTACGACTTAGGGTTATCATCTTTGACCTTCTTGATTCTTGCTTTCCAAGCATCCATATCTTTATAGATTTCATCAAGTTGATCGCCAATATCACCATAAGCTGCTTTTCTTGTACTTCTTACAGTATTGTTTGTCTCTTGGGTATTACCAGCCGTTTCATAACTAGCTAATTGAGAGTCAGTTGGTTTATCTAAACCATCAACGCTCCAGCTTGCTATGTACGGGCCTTTACCATCTGAGTCATCCTGTAAAAGTACATTGCCCCCTGGACCGAAATCAGCCGTTTTGCTGTTCGCAGTACAATAGAGCGCTACTTTAGTTGATAGACTTGCCATATAGACCTCCTTTTAAAATTGTTATCATGCTATTCTAAACCCTTCAAAATGATTACTCAATAAATTACCTGATAATGTAACTGTGGTATGACTACCTCCGTTTTTTTGCCAAATATATATTTCAAAATAATCAGTAGCGTTTGCTTCTAAATTAGCATTTACTTGCAGTGTTAAATCTGAACCATCTTCTTCTGCGTATGTCATTCTATTTCTAATAAACTCACTTCCATTTTTATAAATAGATAATCTTAATTGTGTAAAAGCATTTGAGCCAGATTGATAAATAACTTTTGCGCCAATATAATAAACTCCTACAGCGCCAGGTGTGTAACGTTTGTTAGATGTATCGTATGTTCCATCAGAGTCATAAACTTCTGTGTCAAAATTAGCTTTTACGTAAGTTTGATGTGCAATGCTTGATTGATCAGATCCAAGTCTTGCTTGAAATCTTCTTGTACCTGCAACAACAGGATCACCAAAGCCAGTTGCAGTCCCACTATTAGCTATTGTAGCTCCTGACGGAATCGTGATCGTGTCCCCTGAACTACCAAGCTCTAATGACGTTCCTGATTGTGGATCTAATTTGTCTACGAATAAAGTTCCCATTATATAACTGTCAATGTCCCTTCTACCGTTACGGTGTTAGTAAAGTTTACTGGTCCAGCAAGAAAAGCATTCTGTGCAGAGGTTATTGTAACTGTTGAAGTCACCGTTGCCAAGTTTAAATACATGCCATTAAAGGCTGATGAAATAGCTGTGTGATCTACACTACCTGTTGATGGTGTTTGTGAACCTACTGCTTGTCCTATGAATACAACATAAGCTGCATCTGAGCCTGCCAATACATTTGATCCAGTTGATAGTGTTGTGCCAGTTGCAGAGTAATCTACATCTGGTTTTTGTACGACGTTGTTTACAACAAATCTTATTTCTGACGAATTTGCTACAGGTGAATTTAATGAAAAACTAGTAGCAGAACCGTCCCCAGTAATAGCCTGAGTTGACATGGATTTAAATTGATCTGATGTTGCTGGACCTGTGTAACCCATGATACCTCCTACGTACTTATACTATCTATAAATGATACCCAAACATCAGCAGAACTTGCTGTATCTGATTTAATTTTTAATACATCACCATTTAAGATGTTTATTTTTGAGCCATCTTGTATGAGCTCATAACCTGATCCTTGTGGTATACTTAAGTTTTTTGCAATGTGATAATCGTTACCACCAGTAGTAATATAGACATCAACTTGAATAGTTGCTGCTAAAACGTTTGTCACACGGATACCAATTAATGCATCATCAGAGTTTGATGTCATTAAAGAGACAGCACTTGTCCCTACATTTCTTGCAAATAATCTTTCAAAATCCTGTGCCATATTAAATCCTTATATCAAAGCGCCACGGACATTGCAATTACAAAGCCTTGAGTCACGCCTCCTGTTATTGTTAAAGCACCACTACTAGAGAGTGTCGCATCTCCAGAAACAGCTACTTCTTCATAGCTAGTGCCATCACCAACTAAAATTTTACCAGATGTATTATCTGGCATTTTAAGTTTTGAGTTAAGCGTCAAATCACCGTTTATAGAGTTTGATACAGTAACTGCATGGTTACCCATGTATCCATGAGACGAACATTGATAATATAAAATATTAGGTGTGTTCGCATGCACGGCTATTTGTGTATATGCTCCTGAACTACCAGGTGTACCGTTAGTTGTTACATCTGTTGTATAAGCATTATTTTTTTCTGCATCTAGGTAAAATCTAAACGGATGTCCTGAGTTAGTTGAATCAGACTGATCAAATCTGTAATAATATTTGTCAGTTGAATCGACTCCTGCAAAACGTAAAGCTGGTGCTTCTAGTCCATCAAGATAATAAGCTGCACTTGAACCTTGTCCTTGATAAGGGTGATTACCTGATTTATTTGCAACTTTTACAGTAATTATTTTCGGTGCACTTGACGATCCAAACTCAGAAGGAAATGGCAGACCAACTTTAGCCGCTGGCATCGTACAAAATACATCTTTAGTACCTGATGAAAAGTTTACAGCAGCATCACTATTAGAACTGTTTATAATATATGTTCTAGTAAGTGCGTCACCGTCAGAATCCAAAGTACCAAATCCCACCTCAAACTCAGCTGCACTTTGATGAGCAATTGCATAGTACGTAGTATTACTACCACCAATACCAGTTGCAAAAGTTTCAAAGCCAGCAGCAGCGCTTCCTAAAGCAAAGACGCCTGTGCCTGCTGTGGTCGAAGTTACCTTGACCCTATCGTTAAGGATGAAAGCCATTAGCCTCTCCTACGAAATTCTTATAATAGCGTTACTAGTGTCAGCAGTTGGAAACTGAATAGTAAATGTGCCGTTACTTGCAGTAAAGTCACCACCAAATGCTAAAATACACACAGCGTCAGTTGTATTAGAACCTCCTGCTGTAGTTGTATTATAAATCATAGCGCCATTAGCAGTAAAACTAGCAGAGGTAAACTGAGCATCTGCAAAGTCTACAAAAGCTGTTGAAGCTCCAGACGAGCTTGTAACACCGTTGTTAGTTAGTGCTTTTCCGCCTGCTGTATAAGCAGAGCCAGAAGCGTTAGTGATTTCGTTTGATGTACTATAATCAGTAGTTGATGCACCCAAGCTTGCCGATGAAGTAAATAATGCAATCTTGAATGTATGACCACTACCAGACGAAAAGTTATGCTTACCTTCTAAAAGTTCCCCTTTAAAGGTGTTGCATATAGCTGATGATATTGCCATTTTATATCTCCTTTATGGTTGTTTCGATTCTAGAGGAAAACGAATAACACCATCATAGTATTCATCTCGTCTTCTTCTACCTTGTTGTTCAAGTTGCAAGCCTTGTAATGCTTGTTTGTAGCCTTGCTCATAGTATTGAAGCATATTGTCTGGACCCTTTAAGAATCTAAATGCTTCACATAGTGCAGCATAAAGTAAGACTTTAGGGGCGTTTGTACTCACCCAAGTTGTAGTGTTGGATGATGACAACCCTGTTTCTTGCTTGTTCAAAGCTAATTCTATATTATATGCAGTATTTGGTGTAGGCGCAAGATATATTGTGTCTTGATCCCACATAGCATAAAATTTTGGTTGTGCCTCCGTATTACGGTTTGGCCAGTATTCATTCATGTAAGTTATATCTTTTTGATATAAATAATATCTAATCGGATTAGCAGCGTCATATATTTGAGCAGATCTAATAAATGCTAGTTGACCCAAATTTGCACCAGGAAGTGATACAAACGGAACTCCTTGTGTAAGTGTAGCATATTGATATGATCTATATATATCTAAATCTACATCTCTAAATATTCTTTTCTCAGCGTGCTCTATAAAATCATTAACAATAATATCCGTTAAAACTGAGCTGTCAGTTTCGGTGTAATCTCTTATTTGTGTTACTAATTCTGAATATGTTGTCATGATATTACTACCTCCACTTTACCTAAAAATGATTTAATTTCTATGTCTTTATTTTGATCCTCTGTATTATCTAATGGTTGCATTGTAGAAACTATTACGTTTTCAAAAGCTCCTGGTGCAGGAATGGGATTAAATTGACTTATTGTTTGTGTTTTAGCACCAAATATATTTCTAGCATAAAGGTTATTATCTAAGGGAACAATTGCATTAACCACTTGTCCTCTAGCATATTGTAATGATTGTGGATCTGTAACTATTTTTAAAGGTTCTAATTGTGGGTGTTTAGGTTCAAATTCACTGATGTGAACCCAAGAACCATTCCATTCTTGAACCATTTCATTATATGGAAAAGACATACCAGATCTATCTGATACCCTTTTTGCAAATTTACCAGAGGCATATTTAGGCATCTACACTCCTGGTAGATAAGTTTTAGGAGTAAGAAATAAACTTGTTCTTTCGCCATCTTGAGCGGCAGCTCTTTGAAACTCATCTTCGTAAACTTGCTTTAATAATTGAATTCTATCTGGAGTTCTTTTCATAGATATGTAATAAGCCAGTCCAGCAGTTAAACATGGAAGAAATCGAAAAGGAACCTGAGCGTTATTCGTGTAGTCCCCAGAATCATACATCCGAACAAGCGCATAATATATTAGAGTGTAAGCTGTATCTGCTGCAGGATATAAATATAACGTTGGGTTTATCGTACGCTCAAAATAGTATTGAGTTGGTCTTCCACTGGTTGTTTTAACAGCGTAGTTCCAATACGTAGCTCTACTTATTGTATTAGTTGAAAAATCATTATTACTAGAATCTCTAATTATAACATCTGTTATATCTACTATTTGTTGACTATCATTAGCCCCTGCACCAAATAAACTCGTGCCTGTTAAATTTGTTGTGTTGGCAGGTAAAGTCTTTTCTTGTTTTTGAATAGTCCAAAGGTTTAATCCTCTATTAGCCCATTCAGCCAACATAAGATTAAGAGAACGCCTAGCGGTCTTTATATCGTATCCACTACGTATTTGAAGACCGCAACGTTCGTAAGCTTCTTCTGCTATGTCATCAATTGACAAATCAAAATTTGCTGTTGAAGCGTAAGTTGGCATTTATCTTTTTGCCTTTTTCTTTTTACCCTTCATGGCTTTTTTCTTTTTACCTTTCATGACTTTGCCGCCACGTTTCATAGCTTGCTTTTTCTTGCCAGCCATTCCGCCGCCCATCATCATGACCTTACCGCCACGTTTCATAGCTTGTTTCTTTTTACCCATCATGTTGACCTCCGAATATTCGTCTATAGGTTTTAGCTCTAGATACTACAACGTCTTGATAGTATCCCGTTGGCCACAACTTATAGTAACCAACTTTACGTAGTTTATCAGAAGCTTCCTGTAATTGCGAGAACTTTTGTACTAACATCATGGAATACATTAGGTCACTTTCTACTTGTGGAGGCTCGTCTCCTGGCGCTACCAAGAATTCTTGTTCTTCTTCATTAGCTGGATTATGAGGATGAAATCCCATAAAAAATATGTCCTTTTTATTATACCACTCATTGTAGGCATCTATAATGTCTTGAAACTGTTCTGTGTCATAGCTGTAGTAAGGATCACAAAATATTAGTATTTCGTGCACATCAAAATTTATATTATTTAAATGTGTATTAAGCTGTCTCTTATACCATTTATTTTTTGTTTTTATTTCTATTAAAACCTTGTTTTGTTTCCAAGTGTTTTTAGCAAAAGGACAGGCTGGAAACCCTCCTAGATGTTTATTAGGAACTTCTAAAAAATGTTCCGACCACTTACGTACGTCTTCTTTTATTTGTTTTTCTAATAGCATCTTTACCTTTCTTAAATATACTAACCACTTTTGATTTACCCATCACCTTGGCTCTTTGTTCTCCAACGGTAAGAATTTGAATTTTTCTAGCATATGGTTTGTTAACTCTTTTAACTTTTGCCACTGTTCTCCTAGCGTCAGCAGGAGTAGCAAACTTGATAGACACAGTATCACGTGGATTTTCATCCGTATAGAGTCGTCGTCCACTACCTTTTGGTTTTTTGCCCGTGCCAATTTTAGGGTCTTTTTTCTTGGTCATCTAACACCAATAAATCTCATTCCTCTCACAGCCATGCCACCTCCTGCAGCTTTAGCAAATGTTTTTACGTTAGTTGGTTTACCACCAACACCTTGTGCTTTAGATCTTTTTCTAGATACAGCAGATCGTCTTTGACTTTCAGTCATTCTTGCAGCTTTTGCTGCTGGTACACATTTAGGGTATTTTCTTTTAGCGTCCGCTTTTTGTTTTGAACGACCACACTTCTTAAAGCCTCCACCTTTTTTCTTAGAACCTATGTCAACCCAGTTCTGTTTAAACCATTTTTTTAAACCACTCTCGGCCATTAGGACTTCTTAGTTTTTTTTCTTCTATCTTTTCTAACCGCACCACATCCTTTTGCGATGCCACCTTGTTTATAATTTGAAACTCTTTTTCTATCTTGAGATATTTTATTGAAATCTATTATTTCACCACCCATTGCTTTTGGTTTAGGTCCTCTAAAATCTTTTCTTTTTGTGCCACTTGGATCTTTAATTTTACCTGCACATATTTTTGAGGCATAGGCATTTGCATATGCGCTAGGGTAAACCTTAAATTTACGCTTTGCTGCTGCTTTACCTCTTGGACATAACTTGGTCATCCTTGCCCCCTATATTTGACAAACTGTCGTCTTTTGTTTTTGTTCTTTGGCCTACTGCGTGAAGAACGCCCTATACTAGTTCTTTTTTTGACTGGTGTAAAGTATTCGTTAGAGGGTGTTTTGGCCATGCTACATCTGTGATAAAGGATTTTCTAATGCGAGTTTTATTCTTTTATCTATTTTTTCTTCTAGTTCAGTCATGGCTTGCTCCAACTTATCCGTTAATAATCGCATGTCTTCCTGAATGTCCTTCGTGGTATCTCTTAACTCCGAGCTGGTTTCTCTCGAATCTTCTTTAACCATTTGCTCTACATCATTAACAACTTTCTCAATACGTCTTACATCTTGACGTAAATCATTCTTTAATTCGTTTGCAACATCTGACACTAATCTTATTTCAGACATAATCATTTCCATTTCTTGCATGATCATATTTACTTCGGTTTGTATTAGGTCAGTCTTGCTGTCCATCTCTTCTTTTGTAAGTGCGATTTCCTTGTCGAAGCCTGATAAATCAGGTGCAACATATTCTTGTATTTGTTCTTTCATCGTTAGATAATCTTTATAAAATTCAAAACCACCCCACAGTCCACCACCTAATGTGGTTAAAGCTGTGATGATAACAAAGATCTTCCCGCCTTTGAACTTCAAACCCGCAAATTCTACTTCTGCCATTGTAACTCTATCATGTCATTCATCATACCATCACTACCACCAAATAGATACCATTGTGCTATATTGTTATTTTCTATTTGAGTATCTGGTATCATATAATCTGTAAAAAAATCTAATCTATCTTCTAGTTGTTTTTGTGAGTCAAAAAAGGTTTTTGTATCTCCTAATACTTGCATCACAATCAAAGTTTTTAACTGATTTGTTGAATCATATCTACCTTTATCACCCATCTTCTTAACAATTTTTTTCGCTGCTTTTTCTTTTTTAGACTCAGGTTTCTTTACTGGTTCCTTATCGGCTTCACCCTTATCTTCTGGTTCTTCCATATCTTCTGGTTGCTCTTCATCTGCCTCAGTCTCT